TAGGAAAAGAACGTAAAATTTATAAGTTTTATTATGAGATTTATAAGTTTTTATAAGTTTCTTGTAACGGTATAGTTATCCAATATATGTGATTACGAATATCTATGTATAACTTAAGAATACTTAAGATACGAATAGATGTGGTTACGAGGTTATGAGGGAACTATAGAACAGCTAACGATACTTAAGAATACTTAAGAGGACTTAACGACAGCTATAGAGGACTAAAGATGAGCTAAGGACACTATAGACACTCTACAATATGGTTAAAGGGGTGAGCGTAGCGAATTGGTGAACGAAGTGAACCAAGAACTATAGAGAACAATAGATGCCATAGATGGTGCTATGGGGGAGGGGGGTAAGTCCGTAAAGAATACTAAAGATAACTTAAAGATACCTTAAGAAATACTTAAGAAGAACTTAACGAAGATGGTTTAAGGATAACTTAAGATATACTTAAGATACCTTAAGATAACTTTAGAATACTTTAGATAACTTAAAATTCTTTAGTTTATGTCTTTAACGTTCTTTCACTGGTTGATTTAGTATCGGCTTTGCCGATATGGTCTGAAAGACCATAATATATAATATATTCTTTTGGTTGGTTTTCACTGGTCTATAAATATCTATATGGTTATCTTAAATGTTCACAAGTTATCTATATACTTTTATCTATATGTGTTTCTTGTGGTATCTTAAGAACTCTATATGTATATCTATAGATACTAAAGATAATCTAAAAGAATTGTTAAACGTAAACTATATTTCTTTTGGTTTATTTTAAATTTCTTCTTTGGTGTATTTTAGTTATCCTTTGGATATTGGCAAGATATTCATATAATTTTTAACATATGGTTTTCTTGCGTTATTCCAAAGTTATTCTAAAGATACTAAAGAATATCTATTATACATATTGTTATCTTATGATATATGGTTAAGTAATCGCATATGTACTGTATTGTGCTTTATAAGCGTACCAAGTATATCATAAGACAACTATATGTAAGAAAGGAGTTATTATGGCTAAAAAAATAGTTAGGTCTTTAGCAAAAGCAGAGTTACTTAAACCATCTCTTATAATGACAAGAGATAGTAAACTTGAAAGATATGGTTTAGTTAATGTTATAAAAGAACTTAGAGAACGTAAAGAATGGGGTGCTAACAAAATAGCAGCTTATATCAATACAACACCAAACATTCTACCAGATGGTGTAGCAGTTTCAACAAGTTCTATTGCTAAATACATTCAAGAAATAGAAGGTAAATCTTCAAAAAATAAAACATACGAAGTTCTAAATATTTACAATGAAGAACGAAGATTACTAGAGATAATTAATTCAGCTATACAAACAACAGAAGGATTTCTTGAGAATATCAATGATGAAGCAAGTGTCGGTGGGAAGATTGACATTAAAGAATTTTCTTCTTTATCGCATACTTTGAATAAATTGATTGAAAGACATTCCTCTTTAACAACAAAAATAGCAGAAACACAAGCTAAGATTTATAGTTATTCAGCAGTACAAACTATAATTGAAGCAGTTTTCGATAAAGTTAAGAAAAAAGACAAAGAATTGTTTAAAGAAATTGAAGCTGAAATTAAGTTAGACCCAATGTTAGCAGAAGCGTTCAAGAGAATAAGGAGATGATAATTAAATGATTTCAACAGGAACAACAATACAAATTAATGGTAAAGTTACAGCAAGTTCAGCAGGCTCTATTACAGTTAGTGCTGATGAAATGCTAGTAGGTACTATTTATTACACTTTTGAAACACCAAAAGAAATCACAGTAGCAACCACAGATTATTCAACAACAGCACTTAGTGTTTCAGAAAAAGCAGTTGCAAACAAATTAGCAGAACAGCAAGGTAAAGCTGTTGCATTGACACAAATTGAATTAATTGCAACAAACTCTTTGGCTAGCAAATTGTAATGTCATTAGAAGAACGGGAAAAATATCTTAAGAAGCCAAAGGTTAAGCTGTTGAACCGTAAGAAATTTCTTAAAGATAAACTCGAAGAAAACGAACACAAGAAAAATATCTGTAATGTAGAAGAAGATAACGAAAGCTAGGTGATTTAATTGGACTTAAGTGAATTGTTTTCTTCTCCTATTGAAAAAGATACAGATAGCCATTTAGATAACAGTGACTTTGTTATGAGAGAAAGATGTAGAAATAATTTGGAATTATTTTGTAAATATTATTTTCCAGATATTTTTACAAGTGAGTTTTGCGATTTCCATAAAGACGTATTTAGCACTATTGAAGATTATATCTTTGGTAGAAAAAAGGGTAAAAAGTATATGGTTAGAGCAGCACCAAGAGGTCATGGTAAATCTCAAATAATTTCTATGGCTACTCCACTGTTTTGTATTTGTTATGGTTATAAGAAAAACATACTTATCGTAAGTGATACCAATAGCCAAGCAGAGCAATTCATTGGTGACATTAAGATAGAGCTAGAAGATAACGAAAGACTTATAGCTGATTTTGGTGATTTGGTTGGTACTTCCAAATGGAGAGCAGGAGAGATAGTTACAAGGACAAACATACACTGTGTTGGTAAGGGTGCTGGTCAAAAACTAAGGGGTATAAAATACAACAATACAAGACCAGATTTAATCATCGTAGATGATTTAGAAAATGATGAGTCAGTTGAAACAAAAGGTCAACGGGATAAGTTATTTATTTGGTTTACAAAAGCATTACTAAAATGTGGTGACCCTAATGTTAATATTATTTATATTGGAACAATCTTAAGTTACAATAGTTTGCTAAATAGAGTTTTAACAGAGCCACAATATTCAATGTGGGATAGAAAAATATATAAAGCAATCTATAAGTTTTCCGATAGTCCTTTATGGGATGAATGGGAAACATTAATTTTAGAAGCCGATATAGAAAATAATAAAAGTACAGCAAGCAAAGCATACGAACTTTATGAGAAAAACAAAAAAGAAATGTTAGATGGTGTTGAGTGTCTATGGAAAGAACGAGAAGAAGATTATTATTATAATCTTATGATTGACAAAATAATGGATGAAGAGTCTTTCAATAGTGAACATCAAAACGACCCAATAACAGATAACATGAGAGATTTTAAATTAGAGTGGATAGAAAACAATATGTATGACGAACTACCAGAGATAACAGAAGTTTATGGTGGAGTTGACCCTACTGTTGTTGTTAGTAAACGCTCTGATACATCTGCAATAATTCTGGTTGGTAGAGGTGTAGATAATAAGTTATATGTCATAGAGGCTGATGTTAAAAAGCGTTCAGCAGAACAAGTTATTGATGATATGGTTTATATTATTGCTAATAACTATGATATGATAAAAGGATTTATTGTCGAAACAAATGCTATGCAACAGTTTTTTGCAAACACAGTAAAGCAAAAGTTTTTAGATATGGGTATGTATGTTCCGTGGATTGAGATAAAACATCCACAAGGTGTTTCTAAGGAAAGACGTATAAAATCAATGATACCTTATATTAAAAATGGATTTGTTAAATTCCACAGTAGCCAAAAGAGATTACTGTCACAGCTTAAGAATTATCCAAAAGATAATGATGATGGTGTTGACTGCTTACAAACAATAGTTGAGCAAATGGTTGGCATAACAGCAACAAGTAGTTTTTCATTTGGCAATTTAATAAATAACAATGAAAGTAATGTAAATATTTTCAAAAAAAGGTGGTGATAAATGAGTGTTTAAAAATATATTTGGTAGGCTAAAGAATGAACCAGAACAAAAATCACAAAGAGAAGTTTCAGCCTACAATCCATTTATAACCATTGGTGGCTATAAAGCTACTCCTCCAAAGAAAGATGGAAAATGTTTAAGAAATTGGTCAAGAAGTAATCCTATTGTAAGAAGATGTGTAAACATTATAAAAGATAAACTTACAAGTCAAAAATATGAATTTGTAAAAAAATACAAAGACGATACTAATGATTATTCTGATTTAATTAAAAACTTAAATGAAATGCTAGACAATCCAAATTCATTAGACACAAGAAGAACTTTCTTTTCAGCAGTTGATGAAGATTTAATTGTTGGTGATTGTGGTTGCTTTGAAGTAGCCAAAGGAAATAAAAAAGTATATCTGTTTCCTACTGATGGTTTTGCAACAAGTATTATTGTTAATAGCGATACATATAGATATGCACAAAAGAAATCACAAGCAGGTACAGTTACAGAAAGTTATGTTTACTTTAAGCCAGATGAAATGGTCTATTTAAAGAAACAAGCTTTTAGTGATAATGTTTATGGTTTATCTCCTATTGAGTCAGCATTTGACCAGATACAAGCATTTATGGAAACATTTCAGTATTCGTCAGAGATTGCTTCAAATGCTTTACCGAAATACATATTGAATATTAAAGGATTACAAGATAATACATTAAACTCTTTTAGAGAATACTTTAGACAAGAATGTATGGGTACTCCTGCTATTCCTATTGTTTCTGGTGAAAGTATAGAGTCCAAACAAATTGCACCAATTTCAGAAGAGGCAACCTTTATGGGTTATCAACAATTTGTTATTGCTATTATTGCTTTATCTTTTGGTATTCCACCAGAGAAACTTGCAATAGCAAAATCAAATGACAGAAGTACAATAGCTGAAATCAATGAAAATCTATTGCAAGATTGTATTAAACCTTATTGTGATGTTAAGGAAGATGCTATAAATCAAGTTTTGCGTATTCTAGGGCTTAGTGATAAGCTTGTGTTTAAATATATTTACGAAGAAACATTAGAGCAACAAAAGAGCAGACAAGATATGGTTGTTGATAAATATCAAAAAGACATATTGACACGCAATGAGGCTCGAAATATTTTAGGGTACTTATCCCAAGAAGAAGATAAGTATGGTGATGATTTTATAACATTAGCTAAAGCTAAAATAAATCAAGAATACGGAATAAATGGTTTTGGTTCAGCTAAACAAAATAATACAGGGGGGTGATAACAAAAATGAAAGCAAAATTTTCGATACAAAATGTTATGTTTGCAGCAACAGAAAAACGCTTAAATTGGTTGCCTTTTACTGGAACTTGTTTATTTGCTGATGTTCCAAGCGACGGTATTCCAAGTGGTGGCATAGATAAGCCTGTTATGTTCTCTTCGGAAGAACTAAAGAAATCTGTTGATACTATGGTTGATATGGGTGTTGATTGTGAGTTTCCAGATGAATGGTATGACAGTGCAACAGAAATGTTTTCTGGTCACGATGATAGGTTTAAAATTGGTGTTGTAAAGAAATGTAATTTACAAGAAAAAGAAGTGGTTATTTCTGGTGGATTGTGGAGTAATGATTTTCCAGATGTAATCGAAATGTATGACCGCTCAAAGAAATCATTAGGGTTTTCTGTTGAGGTTTACTTTGATATTGTTAATCGTGGTGAATACTACGAAGCTACCAATATAGAATTTACAGGTGTGGCTATATTATTTAGCGACTTAGCAGCGTTTAAAGATACTTATATAGCAGCGTCAAAAAGAGGGGGAAAAGGAATGGATGAAAAACAATTAAAAGCTTGTTTGGCAGAAGCCTTAGAACAAGTTATGGGTAAAGTTGAAAACTTAAACAAAGAAGTTGAAAGTTTAACTGTTGCCTTTGCAGAAGAGCGTGAGGCTCGTAAAAAAGAAGAACAAGAGAAAGCTGAATTAGCTGAAAAACTTGCTAAAGAACAAGAAGAAAAAGCTAAAGCTGAACTTGAAGAGGCTGAACAAAAAGCTAAGGAAGAAAAAGAAAAAGCTGAATTAGCTGAAAAACAAGCCAAAGAGGAAGAAGAAAAACGTAAAAGCCAAGCATTTGGTGGTATTGTTTCTCGTTTTTCAGAAGATAACGAAAAAATCTTAAAAGATAATTCTTTATCGCCAAGCCAAAAGTTTCAAAAATTAATTAGCGAAAATTATAAATAATAAAGAGGTGTTGTGTAAATGAGTGAAAGAATTACAAAAGCAAACTTTGCAAATATTGCAGATATTAATACTGGTCATGCGTTAGTATTTCCAGAGGTTGACCCAATTATTAAAGATATTTTATCAAGAGAAACATTAATTCGTAGTCGTATCCAATCAAGACCAGAAGGTATGGAAACATTCCGTTGGGTAGAACAAACTGGTATCGCTAGAAACGCAGCGTTTTCAGACCCAAGAGCGATTGCACCAACACAAACTAATTCGCCTACTCGTGTAGAAAAATTAGCAAAAATGAAATGTATTACCAACAGAATTACTTATGGTTTCTTTGATAAGGCATTAACACGCAATGGTACATTCTCTAGCATTATCGAAAAAGATATGGCTGACGCTGTTGCTGATGTGTTAGGAACTTCAAACGCATCTATATACAATGGTAGCGATACATCTTATGGCTCTCCTACTACTAACCAATACTTTGGTATTATGACAGCTATTACAAATACTGCTACTTTTAACACTACTAATACAATCGCTGAACAAATTGGTACTGCTGTAGCTAAACAATCAAACAAAAAATTTGGTGTAGCAAAAAGTATGCCAACAGCAATCTATATGAACCCATTAACAGCAGACTTAATGGCTCGTCAAGAAGCAGCGAAAGACAACAACATTAGATTATTTACAAACTCAATTACTCCTGGTGCTTTAATTCCTGTAATTCAAACTGTTGCAGGTGCATTACCAGTAATTGTAGACCCAGAGATTACTTTGGCTGCTAACGGTACAGACCCAACTAAATATGACCATAAAATCTTAATCTTAAATGAAAACTTAATCACTCGTCACTACTTTACAGATGGTTCTGTATCTTATGGCGACCCTGTTGTATTCAAATTAGGATTAACCCAAAGTCTTGCTGATGATTATGTAATCTTTATGGCAGACAATGTGGTTGTTCAAAATCCAGATGTAGCACATACAATCGCTACTTATACTGCTTAATATATCGGAGGGCAATGCCCTCCTTTATTTTACTTGATAAAGTCAGGATATCGCACCTGTATAAAAGCGACGTAAAAAATGATATGGTTGTAGAACGCAACCATGTAAAAATAAAGAAAGTTCAGTAGCTAGATATAGTCATAAAGCGTGACTATGTAAAATAAAAGAAAGCTTATTTTAAAAATGGAGGTGAGTACAATAGCTAAGAAAAAAGAAGAAGTTATTCAAGAAGATATTGTTCAAGAAGAAGTTATTGAAGAAACTTCTGTTAAAGAAAAAGTTACAATGATTGATAGCGAAAAATCAAAAGTAAAAGTTGAGTTAAATGCTACTTCTCCTAATGAATTAATTGGTGGTCATGTTGTATATACCAAGTATGGTATATTTGATTTTGTTGGTGGTTTCTTAGAAGTAACATCTGAACAAGCAGAAAAGCTTAAAAAGGATGGTATAATTAAATGATTATATTAACAATGGAAGAACTTGCCACTTATTGTTCTCCAATAGGTATAACTCAACAAATTTTAAATCAAGCTAATTCTATTGTTAATTCTCAAATTGGCGATATTTTTAACAAAGAGATTGTAGATGAACCAGTAAAGATAAGCCAAAAGAAACGAACAGGAAAGCTATCAAAGATTTCACAAGTTTCTCCACTAATTAAAATAAATGCTGTTAAAGCTATAACTAGAAGTCCTTTTGGAATGTCTACTGAAAACATAGATATTGGCTCAATATATGTTAATGAATATGGCTACCTTGAATACTTTGGGTGTGGAGGTATGTGTCAAACAATATTTACTGCTAATCCATACGAATTACTTGTATCTTATACTTGTGGATTGCAATATGTTCCAGAGGAATTAAAAATGGCTTGTGCTGGTATTGCTCAAGCAATAGCTAAGAGAGGTATGAGTGGTTTAAAATCGCTTACAGATTATGATGTACAACTTGCTTGGACAGATGACTCAATAATTACTTATGATATTCGCCAGATATTGTTAAAGTATAGGGTGATGTAAAATGATAGAGTTTTTTAGTGACAGAGCAGAAGAATGTCAAGTGGTAGGTAAACCAAATGAAACAATAGTATTTAAAAGAGTAAGCAAAGGAAATTCTAAGCAATATCAAAATAATTACTTTGGAATACTTTTACAAGATAATACTGTAATAACTAATGGTGACCAAATAATAAGACCAGATGGTTCTAATTATTTTGTTGTAGCAAGAAGAGATGGAGCATATAGTCTAATAGGACAATGCTATAAAATAAACGCTAGTGTTTCCATTGGTCAAATTACAGGCAACCAAAATACTAAATATACTTATACTGAAACTCATAGAAATATTATAGCAATACAAAAAGAAATTAGTGGTGCTATGAAATTATATGATAGTGGATTACTTGATAAAACTGTAAAAACTTTTGTTATTCCTATTATAGATATAGAGTTAAACAATAGATTGATTGTAGATGGTCTTAATTATCAAATAGATAGCATAGATAAAACAACTTATGAAAATCTATTGTATGTTCAAGTTTCTAATGATAAGAGGGTGACAAAATGAGTGAAATAACAAATTATGAAGAACTACTAAGATTGAAAAAAGCAGAAAAACCACTTGACGAAACGTATATTGATGAAGGTAGAGCGTTTGTTACTTATGCCACTGCTTCACTTGCTGCTGGTACTACTTATGATTTAGGTATTATTACAGGCAGTACAGCTACAAACAATATTCATATTAGTATGGGATGGTTTGAGAGTGCTTAACAGAGCAATATCACAAGTTGTTTGGCTTTGGGCAAAAAATGTTAGTATTGCTGTTCAAACTAGATGGGGTGCTTATTCAAGCGTAGAAGGTGAAGCAAAAATAGATGTTCCAACACCTGTTTTATCAGATACAGTTGTAGTAGCGTATATTTACGCAAAAGGATTTAAAGCTTTTGCTTTAGAATATGGTACAGGTAGTTATATGGATAGAACAAGTATATATCTTGAAGATTATAAGAAGTCTGATAGATGGAACGATAAACGTACTGATTATGCTTTTAGAGGTAGACAAAAAGGCGAAACAGTAATTAGACCAGACGGAACAACTTATGAGTCTAGTGGTAGATTAGCTGGAAGAAATTTAGAAATAGAACAATTTGGATTACCACCATTTCAAGCACAACAGGCTTTACATATTATAACAGAAGAAATATATAAAGCTATGGATGATTTAGAAATAGCTGTTTCTCAAGTGGTATCTGATTTTGTTTTAGAAAATATGAAAATAGATATGGAGGTGTTTTTATAAACGATACTTTTGATTTACAAGACGATTTATATAATATTTTTAAGGTTGATAGTTTACTATTGGAACAACTTGGTATTCCAAACGAAACTGATGAAGATGTTTTAACATCAAAAATAAAAATATCATTGTCAGACACAAATGTATTGGATGTAAATAACCCCAATGTATTTCCATTTTTCGATTTTACATTTGTTCCAACAAACGGTTATATAGGTAATCATCTGGTATGCAAAAGCATATTAGAGTTTAATATATATACAACAACAACAAACGAGGCAAACTTACTTTATAAGTCGCTTAGAAGATTACTTGCAGGAATATTAGAAGATGACAGCGTATATTTTTCTGGTCAAACAACAAGTGGAATTGCAGGTGTTTTTAAGTTTACGTTTAGAGTAAAACCAATAATTAAAGGATAGGTGATGTGAATGAACGATACAGCGGAATTGATTTTACATGGAGTTGGTACTTCCCAACTTGTGTTTAAGGATGGTAGTATTCTACCGATTGCACAATCAAAAGATATTCAAATTAAAGTAGACGCAACAACAGCAGAACAAAAAGGTGGAGATGGCTTTTATGCTTTACTAGAGTTTGTAACAGAAAAAACAGGTACGGTTACTATTACAAACGCTACAATGTCTTTAGCTGACTTAAAGGCTGTTACAGGTGATGATATTACTTCAAAAGCTGAAAAATGGATACAAAACGAAAACCAAACAATTTCAGCAGGTGCAGCACAATTAGCATATACAAGTGGTGTTGTGGTTGACTCTGCTATTGCTAGACTAGAGGATGGAACAGTTATTAAAAGAGTTACAACAGGTTCTTCAACAACTGCTGGTGCAAGAACATATACTGTAGGAACAAATGCAGTAGCAGGCGATACGCTTACTTTAGGTGGTGTAACATTTACTGCTAGTTCTTCTTTACAAGACTCAACACATTTCATTGTAGGTGCTACTGCAACTAATACAGCTACAAACATTAAAACAGCATTAAATGCAAACGCTATTATTAGTGCAATTTATACAGCTACAAGTAACCTAGCTACATTTACTTTAACTGAAAAAAATGCAGGTGGTGGAAATACTCCTGGTGCTTCTTCGGTAACAGGTACTATTGTTGTTACTGATGGCACAGCTACAACTTCTGCAACAGCATTAAATGTAAATGAGTTTACTATAACAAGTGCTGGTGTAATTGCAACAAATGTAGCATTAAATTCAAAAGTTGTTATTTTTGATTACTATGTAGAGGACATCTTAGGATTGGCTATTCATTCGTTAGAAGATAGTGTTCCTTCAAGTTGTGAGTTAAGACATAGAATTATCACTGATGAAATGGCTGATGGTAAACGCTATGAATTAAACATTAGAGTATATAATTGTAAAGCTAAAGGTTCTTATGACTATACTGCTAAAAGAGGTGAAGCATTTAGCCCTAAATTAGACTTTAGTATTTTAGATGCTGGTAGAGCAGACAGAAGAACATTAACATATTCGATTAACGAATATACAGCATAATAAGTGGGGAGTATTAACTCCCCTTTATTTTTTAAAAAATTAGGAGGGTCAGTATGCCAGATATAACAGAAGAACCTTGTTATTATATAGATACATATGGAAATGAACATAGGGTTTATCCTTTAAAACTTATAGATTTTGCAGAAGCAAATAGATTGTTTGGCAAATTGGTTTCAGAAGAATATGCTTATTTGAACGCACCAATGCCAAAGTTACATACTAGAGGAAAGTTAAAAGGTCAGCCAATAATTAAAGATGGCGAACCAGAATTAGACTACACTAGCTGGAACGCATTAATGAAATTATTAGAAATGGCTTTACAAGTTCCACAAAGCGAATTTGAGAAATGGATTGATTTGAAAAATATAGTAGAAATACTTGACGAATATAGACAGGTGTCACAAATAAAAAAAAAGATAGAACAGCAAATTCAGATGGAAATCTTACAGCAGTTATCGCAACCTTAATAGAAAACACATCTGAAACAAAAGATAGCATAATGCAATATACACTAGGTCAATTAGAGGCAATGTTAGACGCAATAAGTGAAAATCATAAAGAGTCTAATAAAGATACTAAGGCTATGGAGGGTATGGATGCTATTAATTTTTTAATGAACAAAAAAGGAAGTTTATAAAAAGAGGGGAGTGATTAAATGGCTGATGAACAAATGATTAAGAGCAGGATTGTCATAACTGGTATTGACGAAGCAAAACAACAAGTTAAAGCACTTAACACTCTTTTAAAAGAAACAAAACAAGCATACGAACAAGCTAGAAGAAAAGAAAGTCAAGAAACAGAATTTCAAGGCTCTATAAAAAATGTAAAAGAATTACTTGCTATTGTAAATCAATTACAGGGTTCTATTTCTCAATTAAATAGTGAAATAGCCAAAGGAAGTCCAAAGGGATTAGCTAA